CTTCTTGGAAAAGAACTTTCACTACAATAGGTGAGTGTGATGATATAAGTTTTCACGTTAAAGAAATAGATAAGGAGCAAACAAGTGAGTAAATTAAAAGAATATAGATTAGAAAGAAGAACTATCACAATAGAGGAATGCTTTGTAGAAGCAGAGTCTTGGGAAGACGCTGAAGAAATGGGGTATCTCGAAGAACAAGATTGGGAATTTTCTGACGATGGAGCAGATATAGAAGCAGAAGAGATAGATAATATTGTGAACTTAAATTTAGAAAGAAACAGGAGAATAGAAAATGGCAAAGCGTAAATTACCATTTGACTGTAGAGTAATAGATACAAAACCTGTTGAAGTAGCCAATAGATTTAATGGAGATAGAATAACTATACCACCTGATGCAGTTGCAGTTTACGATACTATTATGGGTGCTGAAAGATTTAATGACTACGATACAATGCGCAAAGGTTTAGATTGGTTTATTACAAATGAGCCAGATGCGTATATGATATTACTTGATTAAACGGAGAAGTAGAGTGGATAAATACAAAGACGTTAAGAAAATAATAGATCATGTAAGAGATATTGAAACAACTTGTGATGAATACATGATCAAACAAATAGTTTGTATTTTAATTTCAAGATTATTAAATCCAGGCGCAGTTCAAGAAACCGCAGGTTTAATGTCAGGACTTGCAGATGCAGAACAAGAAGTATTAGATGCGTTAGAAGATAAGGAGGAGATAATTCATTGATTAAATGTAGTGCTTGTAATAAAAAAGCTGTAATAAAACAAGGCACACTAGGAGGTTGGATATATAGTTGTGCTACCTGTGAACTAAATAGAATGAGGAGGAGTGATGAAAAGATCAAGAACTAAAGCGTATGTTATGACCGTGGAAAAAGGAGATACACTAGGAGAATATAGACTTAATGTTTTACGAGATACAATTAAGTTTATTAACAAGCACATAAGGAGGAAACTTTATGTAAAACTTCATGGTAGATTTGGTAAGAACAATCCTAATCTACACAAGTACACATACCCTAGTGGTTTTATTAACTGGAGAGAATGCAGACTCGAAGATGCTCAACGAGTAGACGTTTACATTCACGAAAGATAAACTTGACAAAATTTAAATTGATCTGTATAATCTACAGAGTTACTACAAAACGGAGTAAGATATTATGTATAAAACATTATCATTAACAATAATTGTTGCGTTAATTGTAAATGCTACAGTATTAAGTTTTTATAATAACTATATTAAAGAACAGTTAAACAATCAAAACGCTTCTATAAACTACACAGACTCTATAATACAAGATATAAAAAGAGATATCTCAGATATTGAAACAAGAACTGCTCAAGCTATATCTAGTAATGAGTTGAGAAACGCTTACATATCTATTGAAGATAATAAAAGATTCTTTGAATATGAAGTTAAGATGTCTAGAAAAAGTATCGAAGAATTTATCGGCAATCTTAATGCAGATATGGAACAAATAAACACTACAATCAATAGTGTAATTCAAAACGATTCAACTTTAAAAGAACAGATTCAGTATGTTTTACAGGAGATAGAGTTATTAAAAATAACAGAAGAGCCTGTAGCTGCACCAGTTCCTTTAGAAGATATACGAGGAAACGTAGAAGAGAAAAACACTACAATAGAATCCTATCCTAAAAAGGATTGTAGTTTTTCTTTAAATCCTGGTGAAAAGAACAGCACTAAAGGAATACAAAGAGCAGTCGATAGATCTAAAAGAAAAGGAAATTATAATTTAACTGTTCACTTTGATATCAATACAAAGGGTGAAGCGGTTGTTTCTAGTGTTGTTTCTAATAAAGCACCTTCAAGATTAGAGAATGCTGTGAGTAGTTATGTATCTAATCTTCCCTTTATAATTAAAGATGAAGCACAAACTAAATGTGAAATGTCTTTTAATTTAAAAGTTATATAGAGCTTGACAGGAGTAATGAGGAGCGTATAATTTCCCCATGATGTCACAAATCTTTTTAATATTGTTTTACCTCTTTATCTCCTTATGTATCTTATCAAAACAGTATTAACTGGTAACAGACTAGCTAGTGGTCTAGTGAAGAGAAACCACTCCTAATTTTTAACAGCCAACTAAAGAGGAAATGATTATGGCAATAGAAAGTGGACTAGCTTATTGGGCTAGTGTTAGAAATCCTAATCTCAAATACGAACCTGTCTACACAGTAGACTTAGTAGTTGATGAGGAGGTTGCATCTAAGTACGAAAGCAGAGGCTTTAAAGTTAAGACCTTAGTTGTAAATGATGAGGTTGTTGGCAAGGCTTTAGTTATAAAGCGTAAAGTCAATGGCCCTAATGGTATGGTACGCAAACCACCTAAACTTGTTGATGCTCAAAAGAACTTAATAGAAGATGATGTTCTTGTTGGTAACGGATCAGGAGTTAAAGTACAGTTTAATGAGTGGGAAGTTGATAACAAGTATGGTAAATTTAAGGGATTAGATTTCCAAGCTATGCAAGTTCTTAACTTAGTATCTTATAAAGCAGGAGATGGCGATGAGTTTGAAGCTGTCGCGTCTGATTCGGAGGATTTCTAATGACAGAAGAAAACCAAGCATCTATTATTATTGATGGTGTGCAGATAAATTCTGACGAGTTATCAGAAAATGCTAAACACATTATAGTTAGATTACAAAGTTTGCAGAATGACAGAAATCTTTTAGCTCAACAAGTTCAAGAGAAAGACATACTGCTTACTGCTTATCGTAACGAACTCATTTTAGATTATCAAAAAGATAAACCAGTTGAAGATAATAAGGAGGAAAAAAAAGAAGCAGTAAAATCTAACAATTAACTAACATAAAGCTAGTCATTTCTTAAAGGTTGTACGAACCGAAGATAGTTAAGAAGTGCCTAGCTTTTTTATAAGGAGATAAAATGTCAAACCCACCACTTAAATTTGTTAAGAAATATCAGCCTTGTCCTGACTGTGGGAGTAGTGATGCCCTTTCAATTAATGCAGATGGCTCTACCAAATGTTTTAGCTGTGAAGAGTTTGTTGCTAGGAAAACAAATAAAGAAAACTTTATAGATCAGGACGAACTAAATATAATCAGAGAAGAACCAAACCAAGAAGGAGTATTCGCTCCTTTATCAGACAGGCAAATATCTTTAGAGACTGCTAAGAAATACGGAGTCAGAATATCTTACGATACTAAAGGAGTCATAGCCAAACACCACTACCCTTATTCTATCGACAGCGAAAGAACTTCTTACAAAGTTAGAAACACAGCCAAGAAAGATTTCTATTGGAAAGGTTCTCCAAAAGAAACACAACTGTTTGGACAGAATCTTTTTAAAGAAGGAGGCAAGTACATTACAATTGTAGAAGGAGAGTGTGATGCTATGGCAGCCTATGAATTACTTGGTAGTAAGTGGGCTGTAGTTTCTATAAAGAACGGAGCTAGTGGAGCAGTCGCTGATATAAAAGAAAACTTAGAATATGTAGAAAGTTTTGAGAACGTGGTTCTTTGTTTCGATACAGACAAGCAAGGAAAAGAAGCGTCACATAAAGTAGCAAGACTTCTAAAACCAGGTAAAGCTAAAATCTATACGCTACCTACTGGATACAAAGATCCTAACGACATGCTTAGAAAGAAAAGACATCTTGAGTTTACGAGCTGTTGGTGGGATGCTAAAGTTTACACACCTACAGGTATCATTCGAGTATCTGAAAAACAACACGAGTTTTTAAACAGAGATAAAAAAGATAGTGTTCCTTATCCTTGGAAAGGCTTAAATAAAAAGCTGTATGGTATGAGACAAGGAGAACTTGTAACCCTTACAGGCGGTACAGGACTTGGTAAGAGTTCAATAACAAGAGAGCTAGAGCATTGGATTATAAATACTACAGAGGACAACGTAGGTATCATAGCTCTTGAGGAAGATTGGAAGAGAACAGTAGATGGTATCTTATCTATTGAAACTAACTCACGTTTATATATCGACCATATTAGAGATGAACATTCTCAAGAATATCTTACAGAAAAATACAATAATTTATTTGGTAATGACAATGTATTTATACACGCTCACTTTGGAACAAACGACATTGAAGCTATCTTTAATAAACTTAGATACCTTATAGTTGGTTGTGATTGTAAGTGGGTAATCGTAGATCATTTACACATGCTTGTTAGTTCTCTGGCAGAAGGAGATGAACGTAGAGCTATTGATAATATTATGACAAGACTCCGTAGCATGGTAGAAGAAACAGGAGCAGGTTTAATATTAGTATCCCACCTCCGTAGAGTAGAAGGAAACCGAGGGCATGAGAACGGAGTTGAAGTAAACCTATCTCACCTTAGAGGTAGCCAAGCAATCGCACAACTATCTGACTGCGTTATAGCATTAGAGCGTAACCAGCAATCTGATGATGAATTAGAATCTAGAACAACTAAACTCCGAGTACTTAAATCTAGGTATACTGGTGATGTAGGTATGGCTACTGCGTTAGTTTATGATCACAACACAGGCAGGTTATCTGAAGAGTACAACGAGTTTCAGTTAAGACTAGATGACAGCGAGGTGGACTTCTAATGAAATTAGTATTTGATATAGAAACAAATGGTTTGTTAAGAGAGACTAACTCAAGATATTATGATGAAGAACAAAACAAATGGTTAGATATTATTATACCTCAATTAACTACTACATGGTGTATCGTAGCTATTGATGAGAACAATAAACAATATATATTTAGACCAGATCAAATTAAAGAAGGAATAGATTTTTTAAAATCTGCTGACACTTTAATAGGACATAACATTATAGGGTTTGATATACCTGCTTTGGATATATTATATGGTGTAAACCTATATAACTATTGTAAGGTAATAGATACGTTAGTATTATCTAACTTACTTAATCCCAGTAGAGATAAAGGTCACGGATTAAAAGCGTGGGGAGATAAGTTTGGATTTCAAAAAGGAGATCACAATGATTTCAGTAAGTTCTCCGAAGAGATGTTGACATATTGTATAAGAGATACCGAAATAAATGTTAAAGTTTTAGAAGCTTTGCGTAAAGAAAGCGCAGGATTTAGTAAAGAAAGTATTGACTTAGAACACGACACAAGAAAAATAATAAGCAAGCAAATAGAAAATGGATTTGCTTTTGATTATAAAAAAGCCAGTATTCTTTTAGCTGAACTCACACAAAGAAAGGCAGAAGTGGAGGAGCAGGTTAAGAAAACATTTAAACCTAGAGAAACAGAACATATCGTTTTAATTAATCATAAAGAAAATAAATTAAAAGATGGAAGCTATTCTAAAAGAATGGGTTACGACCACTTCAATAAAAAAAGAACTCAGTTATCAGAAGAAGAAAGAGAACTTGTTAAGTCAGGATGTGTTACTTCTTTTAAACGAATACAGATTACTGAGTTTAACTTAGGATCAAGAAAACAAATAGGTGAATACTTAATAGAGTTTGGTTGGAAGCCCAACAGGTTTACACCAACAGGACAACCTATTGTAGATGAAGCAACACTAGAAAAAGTTAAACACATACCAGAGGCTAAACTTATTGCAGAGTTTTTACTTCTTCAAAAACGTATAGCTCAAGTACAATCTTGGCTAGATTCTGTAGCTAAAGAAGACGGAAGAATACATGGTAATGTTATTTCTAACGGAGCTATCACAGGGCGCATGACGCATTACAATCCCAATACTGGTCAAATTCCCAGTACTAGAAAACCATATGGAAAAATCTGTAGAGAATGTTGGACTGTTGATAAAGGTAATGTCCTATTAGGAATAGATGCTTCTGGTCTTGAGATAAGAATGTTAGCACACTATATGAAAGATAAGGAATACACAAATGAAATCATTAACGGAGATATACACACCTCTAATCAAAAACTTGCTAGACTTAAATCAAGAGATCAGGCGAAGACATTCATCTATGCCCTCATGTACGGAGCAGGAGATGAAAAACTTGGAAGCGTGGTTGGAGGAACTAAAACAGATGGTAAAAGATCTAGACAATATTTCTTTGATAATCAACCATCATTTAAGTCTCTTAGAGATAGAGTTACGAGAGCGTCAACAAAAGGATACCTCAAAGGGTTAGATGGTCGTAAGATATTTATAAGAAATCAACACGCTTCTTTAAACAGTTTACTACAAGGTGCAGGTGCTGTCGTAATGAAGAAAGCCCTGATACTTTTTGATAAGCATCTTAGAGAAGCAAGCCTTGAATATAAGTTTGTTGCTAACATTCACGATGAGTGGCAGATGGAAGTACCTAAAGACAAAGCAGAATTAATTGGTGCTATGGGTGTTCGATCTATAATAGAAGCAGGAGAAAATTTTAACATGCATTGTCCTTTGGATGGTGAATACAACATAGGAGCTAACTGGAGTGAAACACACTAAAGATTTAACTAAAGATGATTTAATTGATTTAATTGAATTAGATAACTTTGAAAAAGTAATTAAAGAAAAAGGAAGAACTTCATATTTTTCTTCTCGAAGATCTAGAATATCTTACTGGAATAGTGAACTAAGAAAGATCAGGAAAAAATTACCTGAAAATGTAAGTATAGAAGATCTTCCTACACTAGAAGAAATGATTAACGTACAAAAAAAATTAGCTGCACTAGAATCTTATGACTATTCTACTAATGATAAATTGTACCAATCTGATCCTGAAAGAAGACATCTTAATAGACTAAAAAAGCTAAAAGAATTTTTATTAACTGGTCAAAAAATTAAATTAGATTATGCAGACACATCAAGTTTAATATTAATTAATAATAAATATATTGCTAGTTTAAGTAGTCGAAAATGGCGAGTCAAAGGTAGTAATAAATGGTATTTGTATAGTACTCCTAAACAATTAGTTGATAAATATATTTTAAGGAAAAAATATGAAACACACTAAAATCTGTACCGTATGTAAAGAAGAAAAAAATTTATCAGAGTATCATAAGTTTACAAAAAACAATATAAATATAGGACAGTCTTCTTGTAAAGAATGTAGAAAAAAAGATAAAGCAAACATAAAAAGTTATTACAAAAATAATTTAGAAAGAATGTATGTTAATGGTAAATATATACCAAAGACACATACACTTCATAAACCAGGAAGATATAAAACATTTACTGATCTGGCATTTTCTTCTCTAGCAGGTTATGAAAAATCTACAGAAGGATATGTATACATTATATCTAATCCTTGT